GTAATTGAAAGTGCTAAGGGAATGTTTAATAAAATTCTTAACCTTGGCAAAAGTTTTCTTCGTGATTTCTTAAAGATGTGGAATCAACAGGCTACTATTGATATGCTTGAAACAATCTTCAGAATATTTGGTGATATTATGGGTATTATTGGTAATATTGCTGAAGGACTGGAAGAAGCATGGAGTAAAAATGATACTGGTTTACATATCCTTGAAAATATAAGGGATGCTTTCAGTATATTGGTAGACTATATACACAATATTACTCAGAGTCTTTTAGACTGGAGTGAGCAGTTAGACTTTACCCCTTTGATGGAATCTATTGAAAGATTCACGGATAAGCTGAGTGTAGTAGCAGATTTTGTAGGTGGTGTACTTGAAGACTTGTTTAAGAATCTTGTTGAACCGTTCTTTAAATATGTTATTGAAGATGGTGGACCAAGATTACTTGATGCAGTATCCGCTTTTATTGATGAAGTAGACTGGGACGGATTAAGAGAAAATATCAATAAGATTATTGAGGCAGTTGAAGATTTACTGGAGGGTGCATTTAATGATTTAGCCTCTACAATGGAAAGACTTGGTCCTCAAGTAGCTGGTTTCCTTAATTCACCGGAATTTAAAGAGTTCTGTGACAATGTAGCCCACTTTATACAGGAGATTGGTGATTCAGGACTAATTGAGAAGATATTCGGAGGGCTGGCCATTGTAATTGGTGATATAGCTAATGCTATTATTGGGTTTGTGAACTCTGAAAAATTCCAAGAGTTCATGGATTGGCTTCTTGAAAACATTAAGAGTATGAGTGCAGAAGATGTAGCAAATACTATCAAGAATGTAGCTAAGGCTATTATGATATTTGAATTTGGTGCATTTGTAGGTGAGGGTATTCTTAATGTTATGAAGTTCCTTGCTTTACTTAATCTTGCAGGTGGTGCAGGAGGAGGATTAGCTGGGGCTGCTACTGCATTAGAGGCTATAGGTGGAGCATTAGGTACAATAGCATCCTTTATTGGTACAGTTGCTACTGGTTTCATGGCACTTGCAGATGCTTGGATGTTCATGGAAGATTGTGATTTGATAAATCTTTGGAGGTTACAGGATTCACTTCCTACTACTGCCAGTGATACAAATGGTTTTGCAAGGGAAATTGATGGATTAAACGCTAAAATCTTAGATATGTTAGGTTTACTTCCTGAAGGTGTATCCATAGGGGATAAAATAGTTGCACCAAGTGATTATGAGAAGTTGGAAACTATGGTTTCTAAATTGGGTACAATGGAACAGGCTATTAAAGATAATGGTGATATGTCAGATGAAGTAGCAGGTAAGATTGACCAAGCATGGAGTATACTTGGGGATAATTTTGAAACTGTTGAAAACCTTACAGATGACCAAGCAAGAGCATTCGGTCATCTATATGGAGAAATTGAAAAGTATTATAACAAGTGTACTGAAAACGATGCAGCTATTGAAGCACTTGGAATTGTGACTGCTGAATGGGAAAAGATTCCTGAAGCATTACCTACGGAAGAAGACGGTAGAACAGGCATTAAACCTTTTGCAGATGGAGTTGTAAGTGGTGTAAATGATTCTTTAAAAGATACTTCTATGACAAAAGAAAGCGGTAAATATCTTACACAAGGTTTAAAACAGGGAGTACAGGAAGAACTTGAAGCTGACCCACCTGGAAACTGGTTTCAAGGTATTATTGATGGTGTCATTGAATTATTCCAAATTGGTAGCCCTTCTGTTGTATTCATGGAAATGGGACAATACCTTATCGAAGGCTTACAATTAGGTATTCAAAATGTATGGCCGACACTTATGGATATGATGAAGACATCATTGACTAATTTAGTGACTCAATTTAAAGAAACTTGGACACAAATACTTCAAAACTCAATTGAATCTTGGACTAACATTAAGACTAATATTACCAATAAATTTACTGAGTTGAAAAACAAGATGAAAGAACTGGGAGACTCTATTAAAGAAAATCTTCAGAATCTTGTTTCTTCTGTAGGTGAGTTATTTGATAAGATGAAATCTAAAATATCTTCAGTAGTGGATAGTATCAAGAGTACCCTGAGTAGTTTAGTTGACCATGTAAGAAGCGCTGTTGATACTATTAAGAGTGCTTTATCCAGTATTGGAAGTATGGTGTCCAGTGCAGCTTCAGGAGTTACTTCAAGAATCGGAAGCCTTGTTTCACGTATACATGTTCCTCACTTGGCACAAGGTGCAGTCATCCCACCTAATAGAGAGTTTATGGCAGTATTAGGTGACCAGAAAAAGGGTACTAACATTGAAGCCCCTCTTGAAACAATGATTGAAGCATTTAACAGGGCATTAGATGCTCGTGGGGGAGTTGGTAATAACCAACCTATTGTGTTACAATTAAATAGCGAAACAATAGCGCAAGCAGTTTGGGATGAAGAGGAAAAGAGATATAAGCAAAATGGTGATTGGGAACCACTATATGGATAATTTAAAGGAGTAGAAGACCATGGCAAATAATTTTAAAGGATATTTATTTAAGGCAACTACAACAAATAAAATATTTCCAATGAAGTATATAAATTATGAGTCATGGAACTCTACTCCAAAACAACGAGAAGAACTCAAGGCTTATCGTGATGATAATACTCGTAACTTGACAAGAGTTACTGCCGAAGGAATGAAGTCTGTATTTGCATTCGAAACTAGGAATAATTTACACCTGGAAGAAAAGATGGAAATACAGAACTTCTTTACTTCAGCCGAGAGTGATACTCACCAAAGAAAAATAAATCTTGAGTATTGGAATGATGAAACTAATCAATATGAAACAGCTGACTTTTATAGACCAGATATGCAGTTCCCAATAAGAAAGATTCTGGATAATGATATTATTTATGGTTCTATGAAATTTGACTTCGTGGAGTATTAAAGATGGCAGATATTGTATCACAAAGAAATACCATATTGTTAATAGCGGACACTGATGCCCTATACCCTGCACAACATATTTTTCCGTCTGAGGATTTATTCCCCAAAGACCCAGGTTTGGTTACAATATCGAATATAGTTGCAGGTTCTTTAAAGCTGGATGAGAAGATATCTGAAAAGATACCCCAGTTTGGACAGATGTTCGCTACAAAATTTGAATGTAAAGTATATCTTGCGGATAATTTTACTAATAAATATATCCAAGTATATCAAAGAAATTCTCATACAGGTAACTACGAGCAAATATTTACTGGATTTATTGATTCCTGTAAACTGGATAAAATTGGAACTGATAGGACTATTGTAGCTTATGACCATGCTTACATTAAAGGACAAAGAAATGTAGCTCCATGGTGGAATCAATTTTGGGTAGGAAGAGAAACAGCTACTTTGAAAGAAGCTAGAGACTCCCTGTTGAATTATTGTCAGTTTGAATTTGAAGATGTGGAACTACCTAATGATGATTTAGAAATAGTAAAGAATGTTGATATAACTAGCTGTACCATGACTTCTATGTTGAAAATGATGTGTGAAATAAGTTATTGTTTCCCACACATTAACAGATATGGAATCATGGAATTTATTATGCTTAATACTGACCCCGAGGAAACCAAAGACTTATCGGGTATGTATGAGTGGTCAAAGAGTACATTTGAAGATTTTACCACTTCTGAAATTGAGGGAGTGCAGTTTTATGACAGTGGCAACCAATTGAAATGGACTGTGGGAGGTACTGGCAACTCTTACCCTATTAAGAAAAACATATTCTTGTATGATAAGGGTACAGATGTACTTGAGCAGCTAGGAAATGATATTTTAAATTATCTTCAGGACTTCACTTATACTCCAGCCAAGGTCAAAATGATTGTTGGAGATTTTGACTTATACCTTGGGGATTATGTACATACAGAAAAAGGTAACTTCTATGTATTACATAATAATTACAGTGGGGCTCAGTTAATTGAACAGACTATTGAAGCCAAAGGTCAGGAAAACTTATACGCAGGCACTCCACATATTGATTATGGTGAAGTGATACTTAATGAAAAAATAGCAAGAGTAATATTTACAGTTGAGCAATTTCAGATTGAGTATGGCAATTTTAAGAATGAAACAAATGCCAAGTTCACTATAACAGACCAACAGATTGCTTCAAAAGTATCAAAAGGAAATGTATCATCAGAGATAAGTCAGGAAGCTGGACAAATAACAATATCATCAAACAGATTAGTTATTAACAGTACAAACTTTAAACTAAGTGCAGATGGTACAATTCAGGCCACAAACGCAACTCTTTCAGGTACAGTAATTGCAGGTAGTGATAATCTAGGAACAAAGAAAAAGATTGTTATTGAGAACGGTGAAATTACTGGCTATAATCAAGGAGTACAACAAGCAAAACTTGAAATTGGAAATGGCTTATTTAATATTATTGGTAAGCTGGCACTTAATGGAGTTGTAGGTGTTAGTGGTTTAACGAGTTTTGTAAAAGATATAACTTTTCAGAATACAAGTTTGGGAAATGTATTAACAGGTTTTATGACAGCTCAAGTTGTGACAGGTCTTGGGTCTTTAATATTAAGTGGCTCAGCTACTGCTTCTGGAAATATTACAGTTTCCGGTATGGTTGGAGGGCAATATACAACTATGTCAGGAAATGTGAGTTTACCTGTACATTCTAATTATTATGTGAGTGGAAGTCCAACTACTGCTTGGTTTCCTCACAGTGTTACACAGAATACTTTAGAGTATGTGAAAGCTGTCAAGGGTGATATGGGAGCAATCCAATCAGCGGATGGTTTAATACAAGCTATTTCATAAAGGAGGAAATATTATGTACAAAGAAACAGTATCTAAAACAATCAGTGCAACGACAATGTTGGAGAACACTCCTGTCGTAAATATGTATGCACAGAAAGCCACATCAGGTGATGTAAGTATGAATATCAATATTCAGTCCCCTACACTATATGAGGCTAATAAAGCAGAATGTGATGCTGATATAGCTACATTTAAAGCTCATGTAGAGGAGATGTAATATGACGAATGTACCAAAGACTATAATGTTAGATTTAACCCATCAGACATTACTTATGCAGGTAAAGGAATTACAAGCTCAAAGAGGGCTTACCAATTGTGAAATGGAGCTAGTTCTTACACAGGTACTCAATGATATTAAGAGTGCCAAAGAAAGTGACTATGCTGAAACTATTATTAACTTGGTTTATCAGTTACAACAGAAAGAACAGGAAGAAAGTTCAGAGGATAAATCAGAATAGGAGTAAAGTATGGAAAAAGCGTTTCAAAACTTTACATGGAAAAATGAACCAATACTGGAAACCCCATTAAATGCGGCTAATCTTAATTCCATAAATAATGGTCTTGATACTGTAGATGACCGAGTTATTGTTCTTGATGTATCCAAGGCAAACCAAAGTGATTTATTACAGTCTTTAAAAACATTGACATATAATACTACGACCGGAGTATTTACATTTACATACTGGAATGGTAATACACTTACAGTTGATTTGAATATAGAAAAAATACCTGTATCTTTTTCTATGTCACCTCAAGGTGTCATTACTATGACCACCACGGATGGAACAACATATACTGCGGATGTAGCGGATTTGATTAAGACTTATAATTTCCACAACTCTACTGATATAAGATTCAATGTAGTTGTAGATGCACAGGGTAATAAAACTATTGAAGCGTATATTGTGGACGGTTCTGTTACTGCCAGTAAACTTCAACCCAATTATTTAGCGAACATTACAGAACAAGCGGAAAACGCAGCTTCAAGTGCGGATGCTGCTTTACTTAGTGCTAATGCTTCAGCTACAGATGCTTTAATGTCAGAATCCCATAACCACGGTAATACTGGGGTAAGACAAGGTGAGGATACTGATAATTCAAGGTACTATAAAGAACAATGTTCATTAGAAGGTGAGGCTTGGACTAGAGGTGAAAGAGGTGGTCAACCTGTCCCAAGTACAGACCCAACCTATCAAAATAATTCAAGATATTTTGCCCAGTTAGCAAATGGATACCAACAACAGGCTAAACAGTATAGGGATGAGGCTGAACAGATTGTAGGTATTGGCATAGCTACTATTCAAACAGCTGGTATTGTAAAACCTGATGGTGACACAATTACCATTGAAAGTGATGGAACTATACATTCAGCACAGGGTGTTCCTGATAATCAATGGACGCAGATACAAACTATATTAGGTACAACATGATGAAAATAAGAGATTTTACAGTACCTGAATTAGACAGGTTCAGAGAATTATGTAACTTTACACAAGATGAACTTGAATATTTTAATTTAAGGGCTAAAGATAAAACAAATGTTCAAATAGCCATGGAAATGAATATTAGTGAACCACAAGTGTCCAAACTGGCTAAACGTGTAAAATCAAAAATGATAAGAATAATATAAAAACTGTATAGATTTTGGAAAGACTCCGTATATTTTACGGAGTCTTTTTTATTGCATAATTTTCATAAAGGAGGCATTAAGATGGTAGATATTTCTAACACACTAAGACATAAAATGCAGGAAGAAAACTGTTCACCACTTAGTGCTTTTATTATGCTTGAAAAGGAGGCGGATGATGTATATTCCGTACAATCCAAACCCTGCAGGAAATCTTGTGGGGGATTGTGTGATTCGTGCAATAGCAAAAGCCACCGGAAAAACATGGGATGATGTATCTGACGAATTACATGAAGTCGCCCATGAATTAAAGGATATGTCATCCTCAAATTATGTATGGGCAACTTATTTAAAAAGACTTGGATTTCACCGTTATATTATTCCAGATTCATGTCCTGACTGTTATACAGTTGAACAGTTTGCTTATGACAATCCTTATGGAACTTATATTTTAGGAACTGGGACTCACACAGTTTGTGTACAGGACGGAAATATCTTTGACGCTTGGAACAGTAGTAATGAAGTACCAATATATTTCTTTGAGAGGAGTTAAACATGGCATATAATCAACAATTTTATCCAAACTATTTTCAACCAAATTATCCCCAGCAACCCCCAGTACAACAGGTACCACAAATATCCCAACAACAGGTTCAACAAATACAACCCCAGCAACAACCACAGATTCAAAATGGTGGATTTATGGTAGTACCAAGTGAGGATATAGCAAGAACCTATCCAGTAGCACCCGGTAATTGTGTTACTTTCAAAATTGAAGGTAAACCAATAGTCATGGAAAAGTCTATGGGATTCTCCCAGTTAGAAGCACCACGAATTGATAGATATAGACTTGTTAGGGAGGAAGATATTCAGGAACAGCCTGAACCGGAACCAGTAAAACAGGCAGATTATTCACAGTATATAGATGAATTAAAGGAAAAAGTGAATAAGGATATGGAAGAGATATGGAGTGAAATAAATGGAATCAAGTCACAAATATCAAAGCCAATTACAAAGAAGAAGGATGCTGGAGGAAATTGATATGATGGGAAATATAAATGATGTCTTTAATGTATTTAACCAATTAAGACAGAATCCTATGCAAGTATTATCCATGAAATTTAATATTCCTCAGAATGTAAATATGAATGACCCAAATTCTATTATTCAACATCTTTTAAATACTGGGCAGGTTTCCCAGCAACAGGTCAATCAGTGTATGGGAATGAGGAATAATCCCATTATTCAACAGTTAATGGGTAAGCATTGATATATTGGCAAGTGCGCATAGCCTTTATATAAACGGACAGCATATATCCACGATTGCTGTTCCTAACCTACAAAAATTTATAGGAGGAAAAATTATGTTGACAGACTCAAATGGTGGAATGGGTACAACGATGCTCGTGAGTCCTTCTTATGGCGGAGGATGCATGGGTGGTAATTGTGGCTTCGGTGGTGACTGGGGCTGGATTATTCTTTTACTTCTTCTTGCTGGAGGAGGTGGATGGGGTAACGGCTTCGGAGGAGGCTTCGGAGGCGGTTATGATTTCCCTTGGCTTATGAATGGTCAGCAGGGAATCAATAACAATGTATC